CAGTCTTCTCGATTCTTGGGATCGAGCTAATGAATCTACTTTAGCTATTAAATTAAGAGCTGTTGCTTCTTATTGTATGGCTTTTAGTATCCTTGAACATTGTGGTTTTACACCACATTTTGCTGAGATTATTTATGCAGAATTCCGAGTGCAGAAAGAGACTAAAAAAGTTACTTCTTTTGTCTATTCTATACTTGATGTAGTAGAGTTTGTTTTGTCACGAGCTCGTATTTGTTGGGATAATGGATCTCTTCAACCTTTGTTCCATTCTAGTAGTACCTATTTGGATTGGTATGCTAAAGTGGATGAGGTGAGATTAATGTCCCGTATGAGAGGATCACCTGATGATATTGAAGGTCTAAGAGATCAAGATTATTATCTTCTTCTTGAAGATTGTATTACAAAAGGTGAAAATATGATTTCATTCACCAAAACTGCAGCTGAACGAAAAACAATGGGGATGATTATTGCTGAACTTAAGATTCTTCGTCATAATTCTGCTATTGAACAAAGTGTTTCTAAACCACGTGAAGAACCTCTTGGTGTATTAATTCCTGGAGATCCTGGTATTGGTAAATCTACTGTTACTCAGATTTTAGGAAAACACTATGCTACTGTAAGAGGTATCAATTTTACTCCTGAATGTCGATTTGATCGAAATCCCTTTGATGATTTCATGAGTGGATTTAAATCTTCTATGTGGTTCATTGTTATGGATGATGTGGCCTGTTTGGAACCAAATAAGTGTCCATCTGGTGATAAATCTTTAGCTGATGTTATTCAATTGATTAATATGGCACCATACACTTCTAACCAAGCAGAATTGGAGAAGAAAGGTAAAGTACCTGTACTTGCCAAATTAGTTGTTGCGAATACTAATGTTTTGGATATGAATGTATTTTACTATTTTTCACATCCATCTGCAGTTCAGAGACGTTTCAAATTTGTTTTAACACCATATGTTAAAGATGAATTTTGTAAGACCGATGGTCAAGGTAACAAAATTAATATGTTAGATGGTGAAAAAGCAAATATTTGGTTTGAAGCCATGCGTAAGAAGCTTGGTCCTGATGCTGATCCAATTGCGGATTATTGGGATTTTGAAGTCTTAGAATGGTTACCAGTTCCTATTGGTGGTCGTAAGAAATTGGCGACTAACCATTATCCTTTCGGGTATCAAGAAAATGGTAAACCTAAGCGTATTGGTATGAAAATGTTTTTGAATTACTACACAGTGAAAATTGAACAACATATTAAAAATCAAACACGTATGTTAGCTAATATGGCTGCTATGCGTTCGATTAAGTGTTGTGGTGTTTGTGGTAGAAGTTTACAGTTTTGCATTGATAGAGAAGCTCATCGTGTATTTGATCAGATTGCATGTTCAGATTGCGGTAAGACAGAATGTTTGCATAAACATCAGTGTAGAAGATGTGATTGTATGGGAATTACAGCTCGTTGTGAAATTCATAATGAGTGTTGTGAACATAGAATTCATCGATCTTTTTGCCCCACTTGTAGAGTGCAAGTGCAGAGTGAACCTCTGTATGAATGCACATGTGGAAAAGATGATTGTTTATGGAAGTTGTATCCAGAAGCTATTGCTTGTGTTTGTACCGATTGTGGTTACTGCATGAGTGAAGAAGATGTGATGGAAGGATCATGTACAGTTTGTTTGGTTAAAGCTCAATGGGAGGCTCAATATCATGTACAATCTGGAGATTTCGGATTGATGGGATGGTTTGCACTTTATTTATGTGCATTCTTGATTCAACTTCGAAAACTTCAATTACATCCATCAGCTATTACTGATCGATATCATCAATTGGAGACTTTAGCTAATCGTGGTCATTCTACTGTTTCAGCTATTCAAGCTGCTAATAACTATGTGGAAAATGCTTACGATCAAGCTACTCGAATTCGCCAATCATTGATAATTGCCGGCGCTAGAGCAGGTCAACAACTTGCTTCACGTCCAGTGATGATGTTGCTCGGTGTGGTAATTTCACTAGTTGCTATTGGAAAATCTTGCATTTCAATGCATTCTAAATTTTCTGAGCAGTCATCTGATTCTACTCCTGTAGCCAAAGATGAGAAGAAAGATCCATGGAAGGTAGACAATTATGTCTTAACTCCGTTAGATGTCGGAAGAAAGACTTCAAATTTTCAGACTTGGAGTCGTGATGATATGCAAAAGCACATTCAAAACAATATGTTTATTATGGATGTGAAAACCAAATCGCCTAAGCGTACTCGTGCTTTGGCCATTTGTGATCGTTATTATATCATCAATACTCATGCTTTGCAGGGATATGATGAATGTGAAATTGATTTTTATCGTAAAGTTGGTAATTCTGTCAGTGATAATGTTTTTAACATTAGAATTGAAAAACATCAGATTTTCCATATTTCAGAGGAAATTACCATCATGTTTATTCCTCAATTACCAAATCGCAAAGATATTCGTGAGCTTTTTGCCCGAAGAACTTATAATGGTACCAGTCATGGTTACTATTTGTATAGATCTAATGAGGGTGAAATCAAACAATTTGGTGTTCGAAAGATTAAAGGATATAATTTTCGTCATCCTGGTCTTTGTAACAATAAGATGTACAGGGCTTACGAAGGAACTTGTGATATTGAGACCATGGAAGGTTTTTGTGGATCACCTTTGATAGCTGAGACTGCATTGGGACCTGCCATTTTAGGAATTCATTCTGCAGGGAATTCTAAGCGTAGTGTTATTGCTTCTCCTGTTTATCTAGAAGATATAAATGATTATTTCAAAGGAAAAATGATCATCGACACGAATGATGTCATTCTAGATGCAGAAGGTATCAATTACTCTATTCAAGATTTACACCCAAAGAGTTGTTTTCGATATTTGGATCAAGGTTCTGTTACCATTTATGGTTCCTTGAATGCTCCGAGATCAACTATGAAGTCTATGGTTAAAAAGACCATTATAGCTGATTATTTGATCAATGAAGAAGGGTACAAAATGACTCATGGAGCACCAGTACTTAAAGGTTATGTCCCTATTCATAAATCGGTTGTACCTATGATCGATCCAGTCTTTAAAATACCTCACTCTTTAGTGCAGGAGGCTGTGAATGATTATTTTAATACTGTGGAATCTAATCTTAATGCTGATGAATATTGTATTCTTCAGAAATTGGATATGGACACAGTTATTAATGGTGCAGATGGTATTCGTGGTATTGATAAAATTAATATGAATACTTCAGCAGGTTTTCCCTGGAAACGATGCAAAAAGAATTTGTTTAATTTTGATGGCGAAAAATGGAGTATGAATGATGAACTTGTGAGAGTTGTCAAACGTGCTACAATTGTGTATAAATTAGGAAGACGTAACAATTTCGTTTTTACTGGATCATTGAAAGATGAGCCAAAGAAATTTGAGAAGATTGAAGCTGGTGAAACACGCGTCTTCACCGGTCAGAATGTTGCGCATCTCCTTATTGGTCGACAATATTATTTGTCATTCATTCGATTGATGCAACGTAATAATCTCACTTTTGAGAACGCAGTTGGTTGCAATGCTCATAGTGATGATTGGGATAAGATTGCTCATTACCTCATTGATTTTTCCAACAATCTTTTTGATGGAGATTATAAGAATTATGATAAGAGTATGATGGGTATGACTATTATGGTGATCTTTGATGGTATTATTGATTTTCATAAACGTCATTCAAAGATGGATCAAGAAGATTTTATCGTGATGCGAGGAATCGCTTATGACATTGCTTATTCGTATGTTGATTATTTTGGAGATCTTGTATCTTTCTTAAGAAACAACCCGAGTGGGCATCTATTGACTGTTATTGTGAACTCTATTTGTGGAAGTTCATATTTGAGAATTGGTTATCATCTGGCAACAGGTAAACCAATATCTAATTATCGTTATGATGTTAGAGCCGTTACATATGGTGATGATGTCATTGTAAGTGTTAAAGATGAAGTTGCAGATGAGTTTAATTTCCAAACTTATCAAGCAGCTTTATCGCGAATCGGATTGATTTTTACACCAGCTTCTAAAGATGGTGCAATTTACAATTTTAAACCATTGGATGAAATTGATTTCCTTAAGAGATCATTTGTGTTCAATGATGAATTAGATAGATATTCCAGTCCATTATCAAAGACTTCATTACAGAAGTCATTGTTAGTTAACTTGCGTTCTAAATCTATTACGGCTGAAGAACAAATAGTTGCAACATTAGCCAGTGCTCATCGGGAAGCTTGGCAACATGGTAAGGAATATTTTAATGAATTTACAAACCTCATACATCGTGTGTTAGATCATCATAAAGATCTTAATATGTATGTAGTGGGGACAACTTTCCTCTCCTATGATAAATTGCGAGAATACTATAGAGGTGATATCAATTTGCCAAATTATGTTCTCAAAGAAATCAATGGAGAGATGTATGAAATTCAAAGTGGCCGAACATCCACTTATACACAACGCAACTGTTCCGCTATTAGTAGTTACTGCAATAATCCGTATAGCATTAAGGATATTGAGAATGGACTATTAGTGTACACCTACCAGGGCGTTCCCCGAAATTCCTATTTAGGAAAGATTTGGTTGGTGGTCAATTATGCGACCTCCTGTTATGAATTGATCGTACTCATTTCAGGACATAGCTCGATCGCTAAAACTTATACAACTATTGAAAATTTGGATGATAAAATCCAAGAAAGAGTGGATTCAACACTCATTAAGGAATCATTACTTACTGGTGTGACTGGTATCGATGGTTCCAAATCAAAAGATGATCGCGATTATAATAATACAGGAACTCGAAATCCTGTGGATGTCGATTTAGCCAATTTCCTAGCTAGACCCATTGTTGCTTTAGTTGGAAATTGGGCGAATTCAACCGGTGTCTTTGAAGATATCGATGCCTTTAAATATTGGGCTTCTGATCCTGCAATATCACGGAAATTGAGTAATTATGCATATATTCGTGGGAAATTATGTGCCCGTGTTATTGTTGACAGTAATCCCTTCAATTATGGAATGCTACATGTTTCTTTATTAGCAGGAGCACGTACTATTTCATTAACATCTGCTAATAGTATTAAATATAGCACTTATCTGAGTCAACGCCCAGGAGGATATATCAATATCTCATTTGAAAAGAGTCTTGATGTGTCCTCTACTCTGCTACATCGTGGGGAGTGGTATAGCTTGGAAGGTGCTGGTACACATTCATACCCAGAATATGGGGTCAATTTAACATTGAACACCATTTATGGGCTAGGTTCGGTATTTAATACCAGTCAAAATCTTACATACCGTGTTTATTTATGGATGGAAGATGTTGAATTAGCAGGTGCAACATATATGATTCAGAGTCAAGATGTTGTACCAAATGCAACTAAGACTAGTACATCAGCTGTTGATGCCCAAACAATTATGCTTAAGGAAATGAAACTTGATCCATCGGTTGGTTTACCTGTTGCAGATTTAAACATGAAATCATATTTGGATGTTAATCCGTTGATTGATATGTTTATTTGGCACGATAGTCTTACTAGTGGAAGTAAAATTGCTTTCTTTGATCCCTGTCCAGCGTTAACTCATGTGGGCGCAGATTATGCTAGTTCTACACCGTTATCCTTCATGGATAGATATTTTACCTATTGGCGAGGATCATTGATCTTCACATTCAAAATTGTATGTGCGAAAGCTCATTCAGGAACGCTTCGAATTACTTGGGATCCTCTTTCTACTCAAGGTGGAGATGCCAATGTACAATTGACGAAAGTAGTCAATATACAAGAAGAACAGGAATTCGAATTCATTGTTCCCTTCAACCAAAATTTGTATGGCATTCCAACAGATTTTGGTTTGCCCTTCCCAACTAATCACATATATGATGGCTCAACTCCTCCTACACACATTACTAAAAATGGTATTGTTACTATTAAAGCTATGAATGTGTTGAATGGTCCCTCAACCAATTTTTCAGTGGGGATAGCCATGTATATGCGTCCAGGTCCAGATTTTGAATTTCTTCGTTTGTCGGATGGAACGACAAATATAAGCTCAACCTATAAAATCCAATCGCAGGATATTAAGTATGTTGAGCACAATGGAAAACAGTACATGGGGGAAAGTTTTGATAGTGTGCGCGATATGATTGAACGTCCACAATTCTATCAAACATTGAACACTTGGAGTCACAGTTTGATGGATGACCGGATGTTTGCTTCAGAACTTCGTTTCCCTATCACACCAGGTCCCAGTATTGCTGGATCTTGGATATTAGCAAATGAAAATACAGTACCGGTAAATTCACCGCCAGATAGTGTTAATAGATTCCACAATTGTAAAAATACTTTTATGGGACAATTAATGACACAATATGTAGGTGTTGCAGGTAGTGTTAAACACTCTTTAGTGACTGATATAGTTTCTACAGTTTATGTTAGTTTGGATGGTGAGAACAGACCTCTCACTCCATTTATTGTGCCGTATGGTACATACACTCAATATTCTGCTGGTACGCCAGTAGTTCATGCGAATTTTATTAAACGTACGATCAATGAATCCAATCGTTTAACAAGTAAAACTTTTAATAATTGGCGAGGTGCTGGTTGGATTAGTAAATATGTTAACCCAATTGGACACTTTTGTTTACCACATCTTTCCAATTACAAATATCACCGAATTAATAATCCTAGTGATTGGGACACTGTAACTTATTACTTCGATGGCGTGCAAGGAGCTGCAACCGCTGACATTTTTGTGTCTGCTGGTAAAGACTTCCAATTAATCCAATTTAGTGGTGTATTACCTATGGGTAGTACTCCCCACACTGGGCCCAATGATCATTTATACCCTTATTATAATGGTATTTCACGGGCTGTAGTGTAAAATAATAAAGAGAGTTTATGTTCTTCTCAACCAAGAAAAAGAACCGGAGATTGTATCCGTATCCTAGTTGGCGCTAGGACTAGATAGCAATTTACTGCGTAGGGTGGCTGCGCGGGGCGTGAAATCACGTCAGGAGAACAAACCTTTTAATGAGGAATTATGACAAATGTCTATTTTTAAATCAGGTTTGTGCCTGGTGGAATTTTAAAGATATTTGTCACCAAATTTTAGGTTTGTGATATGTCACAATTTTGCAAA